AAATTTCGTGGTTAGCGACAAAGTCTTCAGTCGCCGTAACACCATAGTCCACCTTATATATCTTTTCAAGGATAGGGAGGTGTATCCAATCCCCGAATCGTAGTCCAACAACTGCATCATACAATTGATACCATTCAAAATCATCACCACCATACCGTTCTTGTAGATCATGTAGGGAAATAACCCTATGTTTATCATACTTTGACAAATCTAATTTTGCCCGAACACGCAAAGCGTCTAATAATATTGAAGAAGGTTCATTGACAAGGGACAAAACCCACTGTTGTATATGTATTTCAGTTAAAGTCTCATACGAACTATTTAAGAAGGAATCCTGGGTCAAACCAAAGAACTCTTTACGTGGAATGCCATCTAAGGCACCAAAACTCCTCAAAATAGGACCATAAACTAGCCAAGAATGGCTTAAATTGAATGCCCTTTTAAGAAAAGTAACTGAATTCCAAGAAGACCGAAGATCCACTGTAAGTTTATAACCGACTGAAAAAGCGGCGGTAACAATGTTTTCTGATGTGAGTAAATCATCAATATGTAGAGGACTATCTCTACAAAAATCATGAATCCCACAACATATTAACACGGAAGCCAAATTATTCAAAACAGTAGTTAACTTAGAACCACTGTATTCAAAATAAAATTTTGGTTGTAAAACAACATATTCATTGTCATCATCCGGATTGACAATTCTTGTAGGTCTCGCACACTGTTCAATCAATTTTAATAAATTCTCAGATACTCCAATCTTGGATGCTAAATAATTTAAGGCAACAAATATTGGAAACCCGTTGCTAGCATCACAAGATGAAATATCAGTCTCAAATAATTTAAATCTGCCATTGATGTTTGAAACCAAAAAACCATCATCACTAAAAAATATTAATTTCACAGAATCATTTGGTATTGATAAGGCTTCTCTAAACATCAGATCAGATTTTGAGCTTTCTTGGCAATCATAATATTGGCATGAAAAAGTGATAAGCCGAAAATCCTTCAAAAAAGAACCAACTACGATTTCTTTCTTAAAGAGAAATTTTAAACAATCAACAGAAATATAATCTGCCAATGCAAGCCACTCTCCAGTAGCATATAGCCTACCAACTTTGCCAACTTTACCATACTCCCATTTAAACTTACTCTTAAAACCCCCATCATTGTGTAAAATTTTATTGAAATACTCAATTTTGTCAACATATGAAATATACAAATCACGTTTTGGGTGCGGTAATCTTACATAGTGTGACAAAACTGTATAAGTATCCAAATAAAAATACACTGGGGAATATATAACAACTAAAATAAAATTCCAAATCTCTCCCAATAAACATAGCATTGACTCATACAATTTTAAAATCAAATCAAAAATATTTCTTTCAACAACAATTCCATCCAAAGTTCTAAGGAAGGTTGAAGTTGAGTAATGACTATTAATGTTAGGAATTGTGTAAGAATATACAAACTTACGTAAAACTTTATTTTTGTATACTTTCTTGGAATTTAAAACTAAATCAGCCCCATCATTTACACAACTAGCACCACAAAGGGTAGCTAAAGGCTCAATGTGGG